ATCTCTCTTTACACCCTCCATGAATCCCTTCAGGAACGAACCAGTACAGGCAATAATCATTTCTTTGTTCTTGAGGTAGCCAACTGTAGTGTTGAACTGTGCATACATACGTGCAAGTTTACCTGCTACTGCTTTATGGTGATGACCTAACAAATAGATATCCGCGTCAAAGCCTCTCACAACGTGCTCTAGCTGGTTCAATGGACTGGATAGTAGTTTACCCCCACTTCGACCATGATGTGCCCATATGAGAACCTTAGGCCTTCCGTGAGATTTATTATTTGGCTTGAATGTAAGGTTTATATAGGCACACGTACCTAAGAACGGAGCCTTGAGGAACGACGCAAACCTTTGGTCACTTGTAGTACCGTCTTGATGTATATGGTAATGGTGTCCTTCCAGTAAACCAAGCCATCTACCAACAGTAGGCTTTAGGATTTTCTGGATTTCTTCTTCGAGTTCTTCGGCTTTCGCATCAATCGCATCAACAACACTATCGTAAAAACCAGACTCCCTAAGTTTCTTACGATTCGACGGTGATTCCATATCGATGAAGTCACCCATCCCAATATACCACGCATTATTCTTTACTCCGTATGCTATAACTTCTTTGAGTCTATCAAGATCAACTACATCTCGCTGTTGCTGGAGCTGTATATCGCCAATAGGGATAACAAGAGTTTCTTTCCACGGCAAAGGCTTGTTGGTTAGATGCTCAACTGACGACAATTCCATTTGGGGGGCCTCATCTCTATATTAACTACAGCCTGTCGTTACCCCACATTCCTGACATGTGCTGCAAGTACCTGTCTTTATCATTCTCACACCAAAACACTGATCACAAAATTCCCCAGTGTACCCCTGCTGTACAGCTTGGTTGATTATGTCTAATTTAGATGATACCACAGGTTTTTCTGATACTGCACTCATAGCAGCTACTGTATCCTGGTGCATCTGTAAACGTACAGGCATCAGTAATTCTCGTACTACTTTAAACTCTGGGAATTGATCGTTTGCTCCACGTGTTTCTGCTGCGTAGAGTAGTCGCTGTGCTGTTGCTAATTTATCGTCTAATGCCTCAAGATCCACTGTTGTTTGCCTTGTCTCTAATCATCCTGTAGATAGCTAATGCACCAGCACTAACAATAGGTGCAGATGCTGCAGGTATACCAAAGTCACCTGCATTTTCAGCTAAAGATATTAGAGCAGCAGATACTGCAATTATTATTAAATCACGCAAACCTTTATGCAATGTTCGTGGCATTACTTTCTCCTCGGAATTTGTATTTGATGTATTTCATATCCGCCTTCATAGCGGATTGGGGTTGATGGACTGCTCAACCAAGCATTAGTCCAAGCTGCAAGATCTCCTTTCTTTATAGGTTCAGGTACGAGCTTTTCTTTTGCTGCACCAAGTAAAAGTTCTTTATCCCAATTATCACCAGGATCATCAGGTCGTGTCATAGGGCTAATATCACAATGCCCTATTAGATTTTCTTCATGGATAATTATATTGTGCTGTTCAGTAAGCCACTTGAGTATTGCTATACAGCTATTGTGTTGTGCCAGTGTCCAATTCTTACCACTAAATCCTTCAGCACCAATCCCTATAGTATGTGAATTAGGATTGACTCCACGGTAGCCAGTCCACGGTACACCAACAGAAGGATTAGTTGTTGCGTCTACACGCCCTGCGTGCCACGCTGCTTGGTTTACTGGTACATACTGGGTAATAGTACCATCTCTGTCTATTACGAAGTGATAACTAGCCTGGTGGACTACTTCTTTTTCGCTCGCCCACTCATCCATAGTCGTACGCCAGCCTTCAATGCTGTGACAGACCACCGTGTCAGCTTCAATATTACCGTAGCCACCATAAGCCCCAGTAGGAACACGTCTACAATCAGGCATCCAATTAGTTGCTGCCATGTCGAATCCTTATCTATTGTCCCAGAAGCCATATACAATCATCCCTGCTGTAAGTGCCATTGAGTACAATCTACCCGCCCAAGTGCTATGAGAATTTTCAATCTGTTCAATGTGTTCTTCAGAGTCTGTGACTCTTTCATCTAAACGTGCTACGGCTTGAATTAAACCTTCTCGACCATTCCCGAAGATACCGTTCTCGATTCTTTCTAAGCGTCGATCTATGTCTGCTAGAATGGGATCGGACATGATCTACCTTCCATTCAACAAGTACAAGTATCACAACACCCATCGCAAGGGCCGTTGAAACGTCTATTGGTTTGACTCAATCCAAGCAAGTATTGCACCATCGTCAGCTCCTATCTGCTCATATTGTGCTTTAGCAGCTTCTACATCTTCTGCTAATTTTTCTAAGTTTTCACTAGCTGTCACTTGTGCTTCCAATGCTTGTGTTTTTGATTCATCCAAGGCAGCTATTCTAGTTTGTAATGAAGATATTTCCTCAGCAACAGACGCTTCGTTGTAATCACCTGCGTCTAAACCAGCTCGGATAGATCCCAAGCGAACTCGAACTTCCATAAGTTCTCTTTCTATACGCCCAACATCTCTACCATTGGATATATCTAATGCGTTATGATAAATTCTCTCAGCTGACTGGTATGGAGAATCCATAACTAGGCAATTCGCATCGCCCATACGCTCCCATCCGCCGTAAATATCAAATTTCATAAGTATCTCCTATAGCCCAGCAGCGTTCTTACAGTAAATAATCCAACGACTTCCTACTGCATAGTTTCCTGTAGTATTTAGTTTAAATTCAAAGCTAGAAATATTCTGATCTGTCTTGTTGAACTCTGTCCCAGCTACCATAAACTGCGGATCAGCACTAGTATCCATATAAGCTGAGTCTTGCACGATGTATCCCATGGTCCCTGACGCTGGCTTCAATACATTAATAGATGAAAATAATGCCCCAACACTAGACGCTCCGTCAACAGCATTTGCCGATACTTCGTGATATGCGTTAGTATTTTTTGTTGCACTTGCTGTCCCAGTTCCAGTACCTAATCCTTCTTGCACTGTATAAACAGAATCGGTCACTCCATTTATTGTCATCTGCATACTAACGTCAGCACTTGGAGCAGCCCACATATAGATCAGATACTCTTTAAATTTTCCAACATTAAAAGTAACAGTGCTTGCTGTACCAGTAAGTGTGCTTTCTGCAATTTTCATCCATCGCCCTGTCAGCATTTAGACCTCGACTCCGTATATTTGAAAATAACTACCAGCGTCAAAATTACCTGCACTTGGATAGAATGTAACTTTAGTTATATGGTTTGCCGTATTAGTCCACTCTCCACTGCTTCTGTATATAGCTGGCTCACCACCCTTAAAAAGGGTAGACCGAAGATACATAGTTCCTCTACTTGCTGCTGCTGGTTTAGCAATGATACCGTCTAACGCTTGTCCTTCATCACTGCCAGTGCCAGCGTTGTCGTAGGCTGTGTCCATAAAAGTTTGGCTTGTAGATCTGGATGTGCCAGTTGTAGTGTTATCCCAACGAGAAATTGTGAAGTTATAGTTACTTCCTGTATCAGCATTAAGTCGAATATAAGCTCGACCGCTACTGGTATCCTGAAAGGTATATGCCTTGAACCAAAGCATAGGGTAACGTACACCTTCAACATCAAATGTAATTGTACTGGCAGCAGCACTGAGCGTTGAGTCTGCGAGCACTATTAATTGAGAAGTAAGTTTATTGGAGATAGGTACTTCAGATATAAGCCCTAACATTATTGTTGCCCTAACAATATAATCGTATCCCCAGTAGAAAAGTTGCCCATAATTTGACAACCTCCACCAAAGTAAGACCCCTCAGATGTGACTTTATAGTTGAAGTACGCTCCATGAACTTCACGTCCACCAGGTGCTTCACTTGCCATTGGTCCCCAACCTGCACCATAGGTAGTTGCTAATGGTTTACAGTAGTCTACCCACCCCACATAAAAGTCACCTGATAGCATATTATCGTCATTTAAATCGATACTAGTGTTAGTATGGCTTGCTCCAAAGTTTTCTTTTAGTATCTCTGTCCAGCCACTTGTGTTATCACCTTGAGGTTCAAATTCAACATTCCCACCTGTAGATAGTTTACCTGCAAAAAATAATTTCAAATTGAAATACTGTCCTAAAGTTACATCAAAGTTGACTGTCGTTGCGTTACCAGTCAATCGTGTCTTTCCAATGAGTTGCCATCCATCACAAATTTTATCGTTTGTAATAGCCAATGGCGTACTCAAATTAGGACGTAGCATCGTTGCAGATTTTACCATTATGCTGTACTTGACCTAACTACTTTACCGAAGATGTTTATCTTAGCTGTTGTTCCAGCAAAGGCTTTTACTATTAGAGCTGTAGATGAATTACCTTTGATTATTCCACCTTCAACTACTTTCACTAATCCAGATTCAGGTGGTATTGTTACTTCGATATGATCACCTGCTGCTGTTGTGCCACCCCATTCGATAGTCAACTTGATAGCTGATGTATCAATGTTGGTAGCATATAGATCTATACTATCGTAGTGTGCAGCCGTTGAGCTACCAGTGTGGATTGTTGTACCCGCACTGGACGTAGCAGTAACGCTAATCCCTCTGCCGTCTGTAGAGCCAGACAGCTTCATCAGTTCAAACGTATCTTGTGCAGCCATGTCTGACTCCTATCTTTACTTTAGAAAACTTAGTGTGTTTTCAGGTACTAATTTAAAAAGCTCAGTTCTTGCCTCATGGACATCACTGTATTCTTGCGGAAGGTCACGTAACTTTTGCCTATATTGTGTTGCTTCGCTCTGTTGATCACTTGTCAACGGACTGTCAGGTAAAACAGTCCAGTCTGTAGCTGCAAGAAAGGCATTGCGTTCTGAGCGTAATTGAGTTTCAAATCTTTGTGGATTAGCGTTACTTTTTTCATAAAACTTTTCAGAAGGTTCTATTAATTCACGCTGAACTACACCATGCTCATTAGTAAATTCACGGTATTTACCGTTCTCATTTACATATTCTCGGTATTCAATAGCCATCAAAATCTCCTAACTCTCCGTATACCCCTCCACATAAAATGCGTTATATCCCGAATTGACTTCTACAGTTCGACCTGATGCAGCTATCTCCATACTGTAAGCTGTGATCCCAGTATCAGATGTTAATGATCCATCATATACCCAATAATATTTTTCAAATAAACCTGTAGTACCTGGGCCTGCAGTCTGATCAAACCGTGACCAAATTTCATTCCAGCCAACAATCGATGCCCTGTTTGTAGTAGCCTTACCTTCAGCAAGAAAGTAAACTTGGAAGTGACCAAATCCTGTAAAGACGCTTCTACTTGTATCAACTTTACTATCCGCAGTTGACACCGCACCTTGATATGCAGTAGAGCCAATTTGCGAATGTTGATTGTTATAATAAGAACTACCAGTTAAACCATTGACAGTAATATTGTGCCAAGATGCAGAGCCATCATCCTTCTCAGGAACGGTATACCAGCCACGAATTGATCTGTAATTAGATAGCGATGATATATCTATGATAGTAGCTGAACCAGCACTTACTGTACCCTTAGCTATTTCTGCCCAGTTACCACCAGCAGCAGCCCAAGTAGGATTAGACGTAGTGCCAGCACTCTTTAAGTATGTACCGCTGGCCCCAATTGCAAGCTCAGTTAATACCCCTGAACTATTAGTGAAAAGTACCTTGTCGTTACCGCCTTTAAGGTCAGTCAGGTTACCAAATGAAGGAGCTGAGCTAGTGCCGTTACCTACTAATGTAGTGCCATCGGCCCCCAATGCTAATTCTGTTACGGTTCCTGATCCATTTGTATAAAGTGCCTTCCAGTTGTTTCCACTTAAGTCAGTTACAGTAGTAGTACCAGCTGATGGATTGAATATATTACTCATGTGTTCTTCCTATCTAAAATAATGGTCCCATGACTGCGTTTTGTAATAGCTTAGCTCCACCTCCACCAATGGTGTCTCGACTAGAACCATTACCTACTGTTAATTTACTAAGTGTAGTATCGTAAACAAGTTGCCCTGCTGTTGTTTGAGATGGACTAGATGCCGAAGGAGCTGTTAAAGCCGTAGGTGCTACCTCCACAGCAGTTACTTTTCCGTCAGCATTGACTGCAAATATTTCTGCGTCGTCACTATCTTTCATGGAGAATTTTCTACTTGTACTGTTACCACCCAGCACTATTATGAAGTCAGAACCAGTTGTTTGGCGTAGAAGATAAGCGACAGTCTTACCAGCCCCACCTTCTAAGTGTTCTTTGAACTGATTTATGTTAGCAGCTTGTACTTCGTTACCTGCTGATACACTTGATAAAGCCATAATTACCGCCTATGCATATACCTTGCCTACATTATAAGCATCTTTATTATAAATAGCTACATCACCTGATGTAGTGTCTGCGATCTCGTAGAACAATACATCGAATACCTCTAAGTCACCGTCGGACCTAGGTTGCATGACACGACCATTGACATTAATAATTCGCCCCACATACGTTCTATCACCACGTCTGTCGTAAAGGGTTACTCTTTTCTGGACACCGCCGAATAAGAATGTTTCCAAGTAATTCCCAGACATACTAGCCCTACCGCCACCTGATAAAACAACACCACTATTTACGGTTACTGAAAACGCCCAGCTCTTTCTTCGTGGAGGGTTGAGTATAGTATTGAGAACTACTGAATTAACTATAGGACTTGTGCTTCCAGACCCAGTAGTCATTTGCATATTATATCTAATCTGGTTGAACTCTACTTCGTTAGTAAATACAGCAAAAGTTTCACCATCATTATCAGCAGTAACTATTGCTTCAGGAGAAGCCTCATCTATTTCGTATCGTAGCACCGCAGTAGCAGCAGCAGTCATACTTGTTCCTAGTACACGACCTGCACTTAAGAATTTCTTGAATAACTTAGCCCCTACATTCAGTCTAGGCCCTACAATAACTCCAGTATTGGTTGTATATAAGTAGTTTTCGTCATCATCAGGGCGCATACCTGCACGTGGATTGATATAATTTCCAATCGTGCTTGCGTATCCAGCTAAAACAGAAGGATTGCTATCTGCGACAGCACCTGCTCCAGTAACAAGTAACGCATTACAATCGTTAGAACCCTGGTAATTCCATGTATGTACTGTTCGGTATGGGTTTATTTTTATAAGGTATGTGTTACCTGCTGCGTTCTTTTGCGCTAAATATATCCAGTCTGCATCTCCTGCAAGGGCTGTAATAGCACCATTCAATTCTACATTGCCAAGCATACCATTTGTAGGGTAAAGCATAGTAAATGTTTCTTCATATGGGTCTATCTGCATCAACCTGTCGCCGTATGGTACATAAATAAAACCATCTACCCATAGCAACGGATTCTTCCCATTACCGTCACGTAGCATTTGACGACCACCAGTCCAAAAGTCATTGACATTAGAGCCGTCAAAAAACCATACACCTTCTTTTTTGAATATCCATACTTTGTCATCAGCAGTAAGTAATCCATTTACTGTTTCAGAAGTATGCCCAACTGGTACAGCAGCAGACCATGTACTACCAGACCCATCTGGTGCGGTAGCTGACTTGAGGTTACCTGAGCTATCTATTTTCCAGAACTGTGGTGTAGTAGATGTACGCCCTCTTGCTGTAAAGAACACTGCATTGTCATCTGTAGCTGCTGATGCAGCCCATGTAGTGCCATCTGAAGATACTTCGTAGTCAACATCATCTCCTGCTGGAGCATATAACTTACCGTTGAACTCACGTACAGGGCCAGTAAAAGCATTGCCTGAACCTAGATCATCTACTTCATCAAATTGATCATTACTTGTGTCGTACTTATATAAATATCTACCAGCGCATACATATGTACCTAGTGAATTTTCTGCCATGAAAGTAGGAGCAGCATCAATAGTAGTAGAGCTTGCCTTTGTCTTATAAAGCTGATTGAAAGCTGGACTGAGATACAGTCTATCTCCGTAAGAAGCATCTACATATTGTGAATAATTATATCCTACTGAAGTAGAAGTAAGTGTAGATAATTCATCTACTCCACAACCACCACCCCAATTATCAAAACCTAATGGTACATCCACTTCTGCTGGTACTTGCTGATAATCAAATGTACCTGATGTACGTTGTTCTTCTGCAAGCATTGGCTGTAAGCCACGTGACCAGGCTAAACCCATTTCTGACTGAGCAAGCCGAAAGCCTACCTTAACATCATCGTATTCAAGGTACACATCATAACCGCTACTATCACGTGAACGTGTTATAGTCATACTTTAAATGGCCCTTGTATCTTGCTTCCTGCCAACATTCTAAATGGCCATTTCACTTCGTAGTCGTTGGCCCTACTTTGAATAATTGAAAGTTTAGCACTAACTTCTTCAGGTATATCTGAGTACATACCTTCTCGTTCAAATAATACTTGTGCAGCGTGTGAATATAGAATCATAGAAGATGCTTCGTCTACTTCCATAGTATTGGTAGCTTGCGAAGCTCTATTAGTGCCTAATGCAGATAAAGGACTTCTACCTACCAACCGAATCTGACGACGAGCTTGCGGAACATTGTCAAACATTATTCGTTGAGTAGTATCGTCACGACGTACTCTAGCATTAGCTTCGATTGGATAGATGGATCGTACACGACCTGCATCACCAAAGTAAAGCCATCCGCGATCAACAAATCCTGTAAAGGTTGTACTGTTATTTGCAACTTCTATTCGTGCTGTTAAAAGTGATGAACTATTACCTACTATATTCTTTTCTAATGTTAGTAATTCCCAGCCAGCACCACCATGATAATCACTACTGGTAGTACCACTGTCATCTATAAGTTGTATTCTAATTTTACTTGCAACACGACTGTATATCCATGCAGCAAACGTCATCTTCTGACCTGCTGCACCTGCTGCAGTAATACTATTATTCATATTTGCTACAACTTGGGAGTATGTACCTGCTGTTGATGCAGCTACTACTAGCTTTGTACAGCTATTGTCGTATTTTGGTATAAGTTTATTGGAGGTTTCTTCAGTTACTATACTCGCAGTAACCGACGAAGCAGTCCAATTAGACGTGCTATCGAAGTCTGGATCTGAGAGAAAATTCCATCCGTCGTGGGTTCCGAGGGGGTATTCGATAAAGGCAAAGACAGGCCCCTTTCTAATAGTAGACGGTATATCAAATTCTTTACTGTATCCGTCGCCTGTAAGTGTTTCGTCAAACGTAAGTTTTGCTATTTGAGGGTACGCACGTAAACGACCTTCATCTAATGCAGTAAACTTCCTTGATGGTTCATACTTATGCAATTCAAAAGAATCACCATCTTGAGGTACAGCAGGAAATGCAGGGTCAACAGTAAGTGTTCCAGAGGCAGAAGCAAATGATTTTACTCTGCGTATATGATACTGATTAGTACCAGATTGAGTTATACGTACATAGTAATCACGAAAATAATCTTCCCCAAATGCACTAAGATGAGTTTTGACTACAGTCGTACCATCTGTACTTGTTGCGGAAGTTACATTATCGTAGTCATCCCCTATAAACTGGGATAAACCTGTTAATAAATTTTGCCCAGTTATTGCCATTATGCGTTACCTTGTGTGACTAATAATTTCTTTGAACCAGATGCACAAATAGCAGTTATAGCTCCATTGAACCAGTTGCCACCTGCGACTGACATTTCGTATGAACCCCCTGAAGCGTTCAATCTAATGCCTGTGTTCGCTGCTGCTGTTCCACCAAGATTAATATAAATTACTTCGTCAGAATCATTTACCATTAATCGGTAGGAGGCAGTTTCACTAGCAGCAAGTACAGATGTACTACTACTACCTACCGTTACAGCGGTATGTGCTTGTGTGTTGATTATTCCTGGCGATCCAGCCATAACCCACTCCTATCTTTTTTTACTGGCTGGGCGAGTTTCAGTTT